GATCAAGACCAACTGCCCTATCCGCCTGTTGCACCATCTGCGACTCAATGCGCTCGCTACCGGGGTCAAACGGAGGCACAGGGCCAAACGTGACTTCTCCAAGGCGGCGGTAAGGAACCCTGCGCCCCGGCCCCCAATCTGACGGCGGACGGCCTGCTGGGTGCATGATTGGAGGTAGGGTCGCCAAAGATGCACGGTCAATTCGGCTATCACGCTCGGTCTTGATCTGCATCTGCGGCCCACGGAGGATGTCGGAGAACGTCATGGTCTCATACATCCGCTTCTGGTCATTGGATAGGCGTGTCACCACGAATGGGTAATCGTCGTATCCATTAAGCAGTTCGTGCTTGGCATAACCCTCGGTCGTAGGATGGAACACTGTGCAGTAAATGCCTTCGCTGCCATCCTCTTCGTCAATGAGACGCTGGTAGGCATACACAACCATTACGAGATCGTTGTCGTCGGTGATTGGCAGCCGGTCGATTGTCTTTTGCTTCTCCCCATCAACGTAGAATGAATCCTTACCTCGCAGTGTAGAGATGGCGTTGTCAACCCACTTCCTGTCCCATCCTTCGTTCTCCACCTTTTTCTCAAGTTCCTGCGAGGTAAGGAAGGTTCTCCAGAATACATATGGCGCACGCTGTGGATCAGAAACATACGGAGGGAAAATAACTTCACCGTCTGGAGCGCAGGCATAAACTACTGGGCAGTCCACGCTATTGCGTGGCATCGGGATCTCCGAAATACCAGTCTTACGCAGTTCCTTGATGGCCTTCTTCGCACGCTTATCAGAAATCGCAGGGAAAGCCTGCTGAAGTGTTGCAAGTACCATCTCGTCATTGTTGCCCAAGGCAATCATTTCAGCCAAGTCTGGGGCAATCTGGGCGATTTGCTCTAGCGTCACCGCCTGCTTGTAGGTGCGCTTTTCGCGAGTCCATCCAACGTAAGAAACCATAATCCCCTTTTCCAACAAGTAGTTGGCTCCAAGTTCCATTTGGTTCTTGAAGTCAGGGATGTAGGTCTTACGCATCCACTTCAAGAATGCAGATACGATCTGCGCCCTTGGGATACTAGCCATACTGGTCGGGAACGCTTTGATATGGCTTCGCTCTAGGGCTTGGTCGAGGATTGAAACGTAGGCATCAATCCGCTCGCCAATGACGTTCACCTCCATGTCGGAAGCACCCTGCCAAGGGAAAGCGTTCGGCCCTTGCTTCCGCAGGTCATCAGACTTGCCGTCCCAAACATTGCGCCGCTCCTCGTAGGATCGCAGGCAAGCCTCAAAATACTCCTCCAGATCAAGAAGGCAGGTATCGAATGCGTTCTGCAAAGCAGTCACATTCGGCTCGTTGTCCAAGTAAATCATGGACATTTCTTGATCTTCAGTCGGATCGCTCATGGAATGTGTTCAAATTGTTCTATTAAGTCCCGTTGGATTCTACCAACTTTTATGGTTCTGCCAACTAATTTATTAGTGAACTTTGGGGAAATGGCAATTTTGATAAGTTCACCATTTAGGTCGCCAGCCACCCATCTAGGGTTAGGCATTTGACGGATTACCCTAATTTCAAATGTTTCGTTGGTTTTTACTTGTTCTGGCTCGGCTTGTGGTTCCAATTCGGTTTCCACAACCTTCCTCGGTCTTCCTCGTTTTTTTGTACTCATAATTATTCTAATTCCTTAAATTGATCACCCCAACCATTGGGAAACTCAATGCCGTTATTTAACCTCAAGTACTTAATTGTTCTTATTGTCATATCTAAATACCCACCCCAGCATTTCTTTAGGTTTCCAAGCAACTCTTCTGTTGACTTAAACTCCCACCCCCAAAAAATATCTGGCGAGCCGGGTGGCCTTGAATAACTACCATCTAATGTAAATTCATTGAAGTTGTTGTAAAACGGATTTATGCAAAAAATATGACCAAAGTGGTTCATTGCTTTAACTTGAGCATCGTACCACTCAAATGGGCACTCTCCTTGCTGGAATGTCCATCGTGAATCTGGGTTGTAATCGTCTAGCGTTGTGCTGTTTGAGGATTCCAATATGGATTTGTATCGTTCCTCACTTGGTAACTGGTAAAGTTTACGATACCTTTGTTCATGTTCTTCTTCAAGTTCTTTGATTGTTTTCATTTTTCGTTTATTGGTTAGTATCCTCCGCCACCTTGTCTGGTTACCAAAGTTCTCTTGGAATCAACATGGTCGATGTCGGCAATGGATGCGTAGCGTAGCACGTCAATCGGATCTTTCCATGCTTCTTTTAGCCCTGCTTCTCCTGTGTATTCTGACAATGCTTGAATAATGTTCTCGCATTCATCAGTGACATAAAAGTGTGGGCGGTTAATGGAGTCCATGGGCTTGGTGGTGTCCCAAGACATCTTACCTATTAGGGCTTGGAGGCCATCGTCGATGTCCAGTCCCGGAGCAGGAATACACACCATTCCTTGATCGTTCAAGTCCTCAATGATGCTGGATGCCCCGTCTGACGATTGGTATTTGGCAGCACCAAGGCGGGGATCAATAAGTCGCTCAAAAATCTCCTCGTCTCCCTCTAGCTCCTTGATAAGGTCAATGTAGTCCTTGATACCAAACCCTTGTCCCTTTGCGCCCGGCCCAGGCTGCCACTTCCCAGCCTTCCACTCGGCCCAGTCGCCAACATCCACTCCTGGCCACTCTCGGTAGACGTAGAATGTACCAGAACCATCCACGGCAATCCAGCACATGAACCAGTTTTTTGCACCAGCAGGGTCGATAACGTGGTATCTTGTGATTCCTGTTTTGGGAACTTGATCTGCCTTGATGACGTTTACCGCCTTATTGAATTTGGGGAACTTGGTGGCATGGGACTTGACTGGCACTCCGTAAGCACGGATTAGGATTTCTTCCCTCGGCCTACCGATTAGGGTCTCACGGATTCGCTCATAGCCTCCGAACGGGTTATCCTTACTGTGGAAGTAATGTATCGAGGCGTTGCGCTTTTTGCTCTTCTGGACATAAGGAACCATCTCGTTGTTGAGAAGCTCGGCCTCGCGCACCTCAATGTTTTCAGCCCCGTCTAGGTATTCCTTGATTACCTCTGTGTATCCGTCAATAGGAGTAAAGGTCAGAAGTAATTTAGAGTCACGGGTGGCCAATCGGAAGCGCAACGTATTGATCAGCTCTGGCCCTAATAAATATTCGTCGGCCCAAGCTCCAATGTTGTGCCATACTGGGGCGCGGCTGCCAAGTTCAGCACCTTCTAGAATTGTAGGGTTGTTCTGGTATTGGCTGTATGTCTTGAAAATAATTTGTGATCCATTCGGTAGGATTAACGAGTTGTCAGTAAACCCATTTTTCTGGGTGTAGCTGATGTAGGCATTAGCAGATGTCTGCTTCACCCTGTATTCTGCTGGCAACCACCCCCACACAGCTTTCTGCTGCTGCCGGATGCTGACCTCTGTGGTCTGCGCGAAACACATGATCTCGGACTGCGGGTTATCAATCGCAGCACGAACAACGCAAAAGGCTCCCCATTGTGTTTTGCCGCTCCTGTTGCCCCCTAGGGCCACCACCTCGCTTACGCTCTGTAGCTGTTCCTCGGCCCTGCTCCAATGTGGCAGTCTAAACCCATACCGATACGGGTCTTTGTCAGCATTCTCAATTGCCTCATGGTAGACCTTATGCAGGGCAACCAGTTCTTCCGGCTCCATTACCGCTATCTCGTCATCAGATGGCGGGGCAAGAATTGGATGTTTCCTCCAAATCATTCGATCACTTCGGCTTCGACTGTGACTTCCTTGGCTTTATTGGCAACCCTCATGCGTGCTTCCTCAATCATCTTGGCAGCGTCATCAATGGATGCCCCGCGCCGATGCTCAATTACTGTGGTAGCCATGCCAGATAGCTGTGATGCCTTGTCCGTCATAATGCCCACTGTAAGGGCAAGTCTGTCTGGCGAGATCATCTTGAGCTGATCTGGGTCGTTTGCTAGTTGCTCGGACTTCTGGAACAGCAAGTCTGTGTACTCCGCAGCCGCCATAGCGTAGCGGATCGAGAATTGCTTCCTGCGGGTCTCTAGCGTGTCCGTGTGCTCCCACTCTAGCCTACGAATGGTCTCATGCCCTAACCCCGTTATGCGGCTAATCTCGGCTATCCTAGCCCCTTGTGCCAGCATCCATAGTGCCTTGGCAGCAACATGGGGTTTGCAATTCTCAACGCATCCCCTCGGAAGGTGCTTCGCCCTCTCGCGGATCTCCTCCATGAACTCCCGCATGGCTTGCGGAGAATCCACTTTGGTCAGTGTTTCTTCGGACATGGTTATTTGGTCTTCACCGACCTTCTTACCTTGGCCTTACCAGAATGCAACTCTTTTTTGAACTTGTCCTTTTGTTTGGTAGACAACGGAGATACGCTGCTCAATAGGTAACGCACCTGCTTTTTAGTAGGATTCTTGGGCATGTTATTCGGATTTCATTTGTTTTAGCATCTCCTCATCGGATTTCATTCCTTGATTGAGTTCCGAAAGGTATTGAGCAAACTCCTCATCTTCCGCTGCTTGAGTGTAAAGAGACGTAAGCCCACTCCTTGTGGTGAACAAGTTTTTCATCATATTCTTGTATGCTTGTTCGGTGGCCTCTACGCCAGAATCTTTTGCAATAAACCGAATAATTCCAGACTTCTCCATAGCCCCGCTACTCAAGGCCCCAGCCATTAGCCAATTCCTAACCGGTTTGGTTAGCCCTTGAGCCATATAAACGCTAACACCACCTAGACCCATAGTTGCCCTTATGGCTTCATTGTCTTTTTTGGGGATTGGAGTTGTTGACTCCAAAACTCTTGCAAATGACTCTATGTAATCCGCTTGTTCCTTTCCAAGAACAACTTCTAGTTTATTCCTTAAATCAGATGGTATTCTGTCGCCAAAGTCATCCAGCCCATTTACATCTTTTAGAAACCTTTCAGAATCAAAAAATCTGATGTAAGGTTTATTGGATGTAAACCCTGCTGATGGGTATTTATTTAACAATGCTCTTGTGAAATCTGCTTTGTAAAGATTTTTGTCTTCTGCATTTAGCGATTTCCACACATCCCTTGTTTGTGTAATTGTCGTGTTTGGACTCAAGATAAATTGAGAAAGAGAATCTGGATCTACCTTTTCAAAACCAGACTCTTTTGCCAACTTGTAGATTTGGCTGTTAGTTAACTTTTCAATGCCTTGCTCATAAGTTTTCCTAGCAATAATTGATTGGGTAACGCTGTTTATTGAATCCTGATCCAATGCTCCATAAAGCTGATTTACATCATCCATTGTTAGATTGGTATCCAACTTAGACTTTGCTAGAGCATTATTTACTCCGCTCAATGATTTAACCATCCTATCTCCAGAATCACCCCACAAAGAACGGACAACCCCAACATCAAAATTAACCCTAGATGGCAGGTAACCAGTTCCAAGTGTTTTTTCGATGTATGCTTGTTGAAGCCCAAATATGGCCTTGTCGATTGCTTGTTTTTGCTCGGGAGTAGTAGCGTACTGCTTCAATGAACTAACAACACGATTAATTGTGGTTGGTTCCTTTAGGACAAGATCAACTACATTGTATGGAGTTTTAACCTGCTCTCCAAGAACTTCTTTTAGTATTTGCCCCGGCGTGCCGCGCTCAAATGACATTCTAGCATCATAATTTGCAATTGCTTTTTTGCGTAAATCTGAAAGGCCAGCATTATCATAAAGATTATCCCTCCATTCTGATAGTTTATTTGAAACTTCAGAAGCAACCTCCGCTTGGGTTCCAGCACCAGCAACTTGCCCGGGAGCAGGAGCGGCATCTTTAATGATTCTTATGTAGGTATCCAATTCATTTGCACTAATT